CAGAGATTTAAATAAATTGGCGGAAGCTGGTAAGTTAGATCCTGTTATTGGACGTGATAGAGAGATTTTAAGAATCGCTCAAATCTTATCTCGCAGAAAGAAAAACAATCCTATTATTATAGGTGAACCTGGTTGTGGTAAAACTGCAATTGTTGAAGGTTTGGCAATGAAGATTGTAAGTGGAGAATGTCCTAAGAATCTTATTGATAAAAGAATTGTAAATCTTGATTTAACTTCAGTTGTTGCTGGCACAAAATATCGTGGTCAGTTTGAAGAAAGAATGAAGGTTATTATTGAAGAACTTCAGGCAAACCCTAACATCATTATCTTTATTGATGAGATACATACACTTGTTGGGTCAGGTAATTCCGCAGGTTCAATGGATGGTTCCAATATTTTCAAACCAGCATTATCTCGTGGTGAATTGCAATGTATCGGAGCAACAACTCTTGATGAGTTCCGAAAAAATATTGAAAAAGACGGAGCATTGGAACGTAGATTCCAAAAGGTAATTGTTGAACCGTCTACAGTTGTGGAAACAATCCAAATTCTTAAAAATGTTCGTGAAAAATACGAAACATTCCATAAGGTAACTTATTCCGATGAAGTTATTGAAGCTTGTGTAAAATTGGCGGATAGATATATTACCGATCGTGAATTTCCTGATAAAGCATTTGATATCTTGGATGAAGTTGGAGCTCGTATGCAAACCGACATAAAAGTTCCTGAAATAATTGAAGAATTAAAAAAGAAGGCATCAGACCTTAGACAATTAAAAATGGATGTAGTTAAAAAACAAAACTATGAACAAGCGGCTGAATTACGAGATAAAGAAAAGAAATTGTTAACCAAACTTGAAACTGAAAAAACCAAGTTTGAAGAAAATCAATCAAAAGATAAAAAAATAATTTCACTTGAAAACGTATATGATGTTGTATCTAATATGGTAAAAATTCCTGTGAATAAAATGAGTGTTGATGATAAAAAGGCATTAATTAATTTAGATAAAGAATTAATGGGAAAAGTTATTGGTCAAGATGATGCAGTTGTAAAGATTGCAAAATCAATCAAAAGGAACAGATTGGGAATTAAAGACCCAAATCGTCCAATTGGTTCATTTGTATTTTTGGGTTCAACGGGTGTCGGTAAAACACACTTGGCAAAACAATTGGCAAAAGAAATGTTTGGTTCTGAAGATTCATTAATCCGTGTGGATATGAGTGAATATCAAGAAAAACATACAATATCTAAATTGGTGGGGGCTCCTCCAGGATATGTTGGATATGAAGAAGGTGGACAATTAACTGAAAAAGTTAAGAACAAACCATATTCGGTAATCTTATTTGATGAAGTGGAAAAAGCACATAAAGATGTGTTTACCATCTTACTCCAAATTTTAGATGATGGACACGTAACTGATAGTCTTGGTAGAAAGATTAATTTCAAAAACACATTAATCATTTTAACCTCAAACTTGGGAGTTAAAAAATTACAAGACTTTGGTACAGGAATTGGATTTTCAAATAACACATACTCAAATGAAGAGGCTAAAAAACAAGTATTGATGAAAGAGATGAAGAATTTCTTTTCACCTGAATTCTTAAATCGTATTGATGATACAATTGTATTCAATTCTTTAAGTCCAGAAGATATTAAGAAAATTACTGAGATTGAACTTAAGAAATTAGTGGATCGTCTTAAAGACATGAAATACACAATCACTTATGATAATACGTTAATTGATTATTTAGCAAAAGTTGGATTTGATGAATCTTACGGAGCAAGACCTCTTAAGAGAGCAATTCAAGATAAAGTTGAAGACCTATTATCTGAAGAAGTATTAACAGGTAAAATGATTGAAAATAAAACTTACACAATAAAAGTTGTGGATGAAATTATTAAACTTGAAAAGAAGGGTAAATAACCCTTCTTTTTTTTAATTAATATTCGGCATATTTATTAATAAAAATAATGCCAAATCTTGTCGCATATAATTCAGGTGGTTTAGTACCAAACGCATTACAATTTGGAACAATTGTGATGGATGTTAATAATACTGTTAATCAAGGTTCTTCAATCTGGTGTCCAGATTATGGAATATGTAATCAATACTTTATAATAACCGATAGTTATACAAACGGAAAAACATCTCAAATAAATTCCAGAGCGATGGGATTTCCAACAACAGGGTTGACAGATTCTGCATTAATATTATCAATTAATAAATTAGCAGCATCAAAATCTTCAGGACCATTTACAGGATTAACAGGCGCAATTACTTGGGCGATTAGTGAAGGATACTTTATTATAAACCAAGAATACCCTTCAATTGTTACAAGTGGTTGTGTTGTCAATTTAGATGCTAGCTTACCTACATCATATCCATTAGTATTTAGTAATTGGTACGATTTATCTGGAAATGGAAATACAGGAACCTTAAGTGGTGCAACATATTTGTCATCATCATATGGTAATTTATCATTTGTTTCATCAAATTCTAATTTTGTTTCATTTGCCTCAACATCAAATATTCCTTCAGGAAATAATAACTATACCATTAGTACTTGGTTTAATCCGAGTTCTTTAGGAACAAAAGGATTAGTAGGTTGGGGAAATTATGGTACAACTAATCAAGTCAACTCTTTTAAACTTTCAGCCACAGGATTAATAAATTCTTGGGAAGGAAATGATTTGTCTGTAACTACAAGTTTAAGTACAGGTACTTGGTATAACGCAGTTGCAACTTTTAATGGCACAACAAGACAAATTTGGGTAAATAGTGTTTCGGTAGGTAGTGATACTCCAATAAGCCATAATGTAACAACAACATCAAATTTAACTATTGGTAGAACAAATAATACAGAATATTTTGATGGGTCAATAGGGGAAGTTCAAATATTCGATAGGGCGTTATCTCCTTCTGAAATTAGTCAAAATTATAATGCATTATTACCAAGATATAATAATACATATGCTGACCCATGTAATCCAGCACCATATTGTACATTAACACCAACTCCAACTATAAATGTAACTCCAACACCAACTTCAACTCCAACTTCTACATCAGTAACGCCAACACCAACTCCTACATCAGGAACAACAACACCAACACCTACGGCAACTCCTACAGCAACTCCACCATGTAGTTTTTATATTTCAAATATTTATGATGATACTTGTGCTATTCTTTATTCAAATGTTATAGTTTCCCCTAACGTACCACCTACCATAGGGTATTACTATAGAGGTTCTCTTCCTGGAACAGATGGTGCTATTTATCAATTCCTTGAATTAACTTGTAGCGGTGCAACTTATTTCCCAACAATTACAGGGTCTGGATCATTTACTTGTCCTCCACCGTTTTAAATTTAATTTAAATAATAGTCATTAAAAAATACTTCTATTTCTCCAATCGTATTGTTTTGCTTCCTTATAATGCAATTTATATCCAAGATTTTTAATCATCTTACGTCCCATATTAATTCCATTAAATACATCTTCAACAACCACATACTCATTAGGAGTATGATAATTATAATACCCTATTGAAAAATTAATACAAGAAAAATTAAATTTTCCTCTTAATGCATAAACATCTGTATACGGATGAACCATGTATTGCATATTTTCATTAACCATTCCTTCAGTTAATACTTTATCACAAGCCTTAAAAAATTCAGAATCTCTATCAAATAGAACTTGTCCAAAACATTTTTCAGTAATCATCCAATTTTCAGGAGCATCAAATTGAATCCCATATCCAACATTTGTGAAAAATTCTTCTTTTGCCTTCATGGAACCATGACAACCTGTTTCTTCAGATACAAAAAATGCTGCCTTCAAATACGGTAGTTCTTTTAATAGAGTTAAACATGCGAATACGCCACATTTATCATCTCCACCAATACCTGTAGGTTTATCTTGGTTATTGTATGCCTTATAAGATAATTTAAGTTCACCTTGAGTGTTTGGTAACATCTCTTCGTGAACATTAATTGTATCAATATTGTGAACTGTATCTGTATGAGCAACCACACAAGGAAAATAAAAATCTTCTGATAATTCAGAACTATCTTTTTTTGTGGCATAAACATTCTTATGTTCATCAACAAAATGTTCAATATTGTTTTCTGTTAACCAATTAACCAAGAACTGAACCATTAGGTCTTCTTGATATGTTTTTGTGGGGACGCTTAAAACTTCTTTAAGCAATTGTAAATCTTGTGTCATAATGACAAAGATAAGTAAAAATTATATCTCTTCCAAATTAAATAATGTTGGCTGATAAAGTAGATTATAAAAATTCTCTTCAGTTAATTTTAATGTTGTTTGCTTCATTCCTTTAGAAAGTTTAACAACAATTTTATTTGGATTCATTTCAAAAGTTTCAATTTTAAATCTAACATCTTTATTTTTAGGTAAATTATACATTTTATCAAGCTCAAACTTTTTACTAATTCTATCTACCATATCAACATAATCTTGCATTTTAAATTCACCATCAGATAATGAACCGTCTTCAATTTTTTCAATTATTTTATCTAAATTACGTTCAACGTAATTATTAAATGACACACTATCAAATTTTTCAGCATCTTGGTATTGATAACTATCCTCTTGCCATCCTCCTATATTAATTTTATTTGCTGTAAAAATTTTAGGTAGTAATTCATAAATTGGAAGGTGTAATGAATTTTCCCTGATATACCACATAACCAAATTTCCAACAGTTGTTTTAAATTCGTCATCAGATACATAGGTAAATCCGGCTTCATTAAAATAATTATTTAATTCCTTTTCAATATAATCTTGAGCAACTTGAGTCATTTCTGAATTTTTTTCGGACATATAATCAGAAAGGATATCATCTATTTCAACTTTAAATGTTTTTATTAGTTTATTCGCAAAATCTGCTCTAAATTGCTCGTTTTCCAAATCAAACTTTTTAGGATAAATTAATCTTGATATTCGTTTTAGTTTTTCAATATTATCTTCGTTTAATTCTCCAAAAATAGTATATCCACTTACAAAATCATCTTTCACCGAATACCAATCCATAAACTCATAACCTGAATAGTTTGAATTAATCATTTTCATAAACCAAATATCATCATCATGTAATCCTATTGCTTTCCAAAATTTATCATCATTAAATCCTATCTTAACAACGCTTAACCCACGATTAGAATTGTCCACACTAACATGATAAATGTCTGGATCAGAATCCTCTAATTCATATCTAGAAATTTTACCTTTAACAAAATCTCTCAAAGCCATAAATGTGTCAAATGATGCCATATTGTTTATAAATACCAAATATTTATTATTTTTTAAAATATGAAAACAATTAAAGATGCAATCCAGTCTGTCAAAGACTTTGACTGGAAAAATTCAACTCAAAAAGAGATTGAAGATATTTTACCCACGTTTGGATTAAACAATGAATTTCAAGAGTATAAGTATATGCCAAAAGAATTTCAAGAGTATATGGGGTGGGGTATTAAAACTTGGCAATACCCAAATCAATTTAGTAAGTATCTTAAACAACTTTCTAAATATGAAATTAACTCTTATTTAGAGATTGGTTGTAGATGGGGCGGAACTTTTATTATCACAAATGAAATGTTAAAATTAAAGAATAAGGATGTTAAATCATATGCTTGTGATTTGATACCGATATGTGATGTGTTAACCGAATATAAAAAATATTCTGACTTTACATATATTCACGAATCAAGTTTTGGTCTAACTAAGAATCATGTGGGTAATCAAATTGATTTGATTTTAATTGATGCTGACCATTCATATGATGCAGTTAAAAAGGACTTAGAAGTTGCTAAACAATTCAATCCAAAGTACGTTGTATTTCATGATATCACTAACGATATTTGTATGGGTGTAACTCAATTTTGGAATGAAATTAAAAACGAATATACACATTACGAGTACATTGAACAATATGATAGTGTTGTTGGTAATTACTTAGGTATTGGATTAATAGAATTATAATCAATATGATTCTATAAATGGAAAGTATATGGGAATTGGTGTTATAGTGGTTACAAAATAAGATGATATATTTCCTTTTTATAAAGAATATTATTCAGATTTTTTTAGAGAATAACATATTTATACTTACCTTTGAATAAGTTCTTTAAAATATGGGGGTGACAGGCTTTGATTTCAGGTATCAAGGATAAGTTGCAAGTAGTCGGATATCATCTACGACTTTAATTATTGGTGGTAAACATAACAGACGCAACTTTTGCGAAAATGGCTACTCTTGGTTTAACTAGAGAAGCTGTTGTTGTTGGTGCTTAATCTCACAGAACAACTACGGGGTTTCCCATACGTACCTTGGAACAGAAATGGTCAAGGTGTAATACCACCCGAAGATGTATTAAGAGTCTCGTTCAGGAGTCTACTCTAACACAAGTGAATCCGACACAGTTATTGGTTACGATGTCAAAATAGGAACCATTTATTTGTTTGTTATGAATAACAGAATAAACTTGTAGTAACGTATTGTTGAACCGGAAAGACCCGGTTTCAATTACCGGCACCTCCACCACAATTCTCATCATACCCATGATGTAATAAAAAAGGTTCTAATTAAGAACCTTTTTTATTTTTAACTATTAAGTCAATTAATTCATTAACCATATCATCTGACATAGTATTTTTCATCCAATTAATTGACCTTGAAACCCACCTAATATTTCCTTTAATATATCCTTTAGAACTATCTATTCTATCTAAAGAAGCGGCATATATTGGGCTTTTATCTATTTTTTTATAAGATGATAGTATAAGATTTATTCCACTAAATTCACAAATACCATTTTGTTTTTCCCATTGTTCTTTCAAATCATCAATAGTAACATCAATAATATGAATATGATTTCTTTTTTTTATATTTCTAAAATGATATCTAAATTTTGTATACTCATCATTATATCTATCATACCCTAAAGTAGTTAAATCAAATCGTTTATCTCCAAAATTTTTAACATTGTTTTTTCCGACGCAAGTTCTTGTACAAAAATTAGGTCTGTTTAATTTTTCATTTCTTCTTATTTCAGTTAATGGTTTTTCAAATTCTACGCCACAATTTTTACAAACACATTTGCCCATTTTATATTTTATTTTCTTTTTATCCATATAAATAAATATATGTAAATGTGGTAAAAAACTATGGAGATGGTTGTTTTTTTAATTTATTATTTTTATTATTAAATAATGGGAAACGATTGTAATATATGTAGTAACAAATGTTTTGGAATACCAGAATATCACGGTAGTTGTTGTACGATTGATGTAAGAGATTACATTATGGGTGCACATCCTGATGCTGATGAATTCATTACTAATTTATCTAAAAAATTTGGTAGAGAAATTAAAAGAGAAGAAGTATTTGTTGAATATGAAGAAGGTAAAGATATGTTCTCGTATGAAAAAAATGGAATAACTGGTAAATCTATTTGGAAAAGAGAAGAATCTTATCCTGCATTAAGAGTAGATTTAAATAATCCATCACTACCTTGTATCTTTTATAATACTCATATGAAATCTTGTAGTGTTTATGATATTAGACCCAAAATTTGTAGAGAATATGAATGTGATTATCTAACTAAAAACACTTCAAAACAATAAAATTTATATGTTGTACCCTTACCTAAGACGTGAGGGTTTTTTATTTCATTTATTTTATTATCATTATAAAATGAATAAGATATTATCAATTTTCTTTGTCTTATTTGTTTATTTAGTGTCTCAAGTTTTCACATATTACCAATTACAAGGACATCTCTTCAACAAATGGATAAAAGACAACCCAATGATTATGGCGATATTAAGTGTTCCCATAGGGTATTACGTCGTTATAGCAAGCAGAACGATGATTGACCTATGGGATGGACAAACATGGCCAAATCGTCTAATAGGGTTTAGTTTTGGTGTTATAGTTTTTACTATAATGTCTTGGTTTTTACTTAAAGAACCTTTAACGTTAAAAACAGCTGTATGTTTATTTTTGTGTTTAATTATTTTATTAATACAATTCCTTTGGAAGTAAGTTATTGATATATTTATTTGTATGAAATTTATATCAATCCTTGTTAAGGAAGGTAGAAAAGAAGATTTAAAGAAAAAGTATTCAAGTAAGTTTGATGACGAAGTGTTAAATTTTGTTTTAGGTATTTCCGATTTACAAGATTTTAATCACAAATACACTGACTTCATTTTAAAGGCGTTAGACCCAAATTCAGATATTGATATGAATGTTGATATTGCTGTTGGGTTAGTAAAAGATTTTAACAAATACCAATCTCAATTAATAAAAAAAGACATTAATCAATACAATAGTTTTACTGAATTAGAAACCGCATTAAAACCTTTCATAGAAAAAGAGAAAGAAAAAGAATTAGAAAAACAAGCAGATAGGATT